TCCCGTTGGTATTCCCAGCGCGAACGCTAGCGCCCCGGTGGATGCAGTAAACGTCACGCTAGCGGTAGCGGACCCCCCGGCCCCTACCGTTGACGAGGTCACCGACGCGCTGTTGACCTTGCCGGTCGTCGTCTCCAGCGCAGTCCCGTTGCTGTCATAGGCGATTAGCTTGTTCGCTTGATCGCCTACCGTGTCGGCGTATGGAAAGAACAGCGGCCCGCTTGTTCCGGTGCCGCTTGTCGTGCGGTTCACCGTGCTGGCTAGCTGGACATTGCGGGAGAGCAGTGTCTCGATTTGCTGGTCGTTAATCGTAAGACGATCTAGCGCGTCGTTGATTGATGCCGCAGTAAAGTCGCCGCCCGTCGAGTAATCAGTCGTGCGCTCTATCGCTTGGTCAGATTCAATCGTGATGATTGCGTTGTTTGCTGGCGCGTTGCCGCTGGTAAACGTCACGCTACCCGTGCCGTCTGCATTTAGCGACGTGGTGTAGTGCGTGGTGACAGTCTTCACGGTCGTCGCCACGCTCACCTTGATGTCGGTCGCGGCTAGCACTTTAAACGAAAACGAGAACGCCCCAAGGTTGCTGCCGTTGCCGACATACTGGACCCGGCGATGGACGGCGTTGACGGTTATACTCATGTCACTATTCCCGTGGGGTTGTTACAATTAGTTACAGTGCAGTTAAATAAAAACATTAGTCAATCGAGCCTTGCCAGCCTTGTTGCGGTAGCTTCTTCCCACTCATTTCACGATAGGCATCGAGCATGCGCTTGTGCCGTGATAGCACACCGATGGCATCGTCACTGACCACTTTCTTTCCGCTGCCAGACGGGTCGGCAACCATCTCAAACATATCGTCGAGTACGAGACTCAAACGCTCGGACATGACACTGCGGAGGTAGTTTAGTTTTCCACCCTTCTCGCTATCTTGATACGCCTCGGTGCCAATCATCTCGTAAAGTTCTCCCACAAATGTTAGTTCGTCGTTTTTGTTTGCCCCCCGGTTTTCCATAGGCGCGTTCAATGAGATGATCATTTCGTTGTATTGCTCGGCAGACAATATGACACCGCGCTGCGGGTCGCCTTCGCGGGGCGCTCGAATTGCCAAGCCAAGTTTGAGCATCTCGCTGTCAACCGCTGCCGCCTCGCCGCGCACTGCTCCAGTGGTCTCGCTAAAGTCCCAGCGGATAGGTGAGATGCCACACCACACGCCGTTCTCGCACTGCTTCATAACTTGGCCGTACATATTTAATTTGGGAATCGCGTCACTGCCGATAATCGGTGTGCGTGATTTCGCTCTGTTGAGTGATTCCATCCATGCCCGCGAGGCACTGCTATTATAGTAACGCCCACCCAATTGCTCGTCGGTCGGCTTGACGTTGCTCGCATCGGGATTGGTCACCCTCTCAATAGTACCCAATGCTGACGAGTACGGTGTCGCCGCAGACAACAGCGCGCCGCTGTATTTTTTAACGAGTAGTTTTTGCGCGTCTGCTATTCGTTGATCGTAGCTTTCGTATTGTTCGCCCAAGACCTCCATGATGTCAGCAAACCCTTGCATCATCGGCATCGCACCGAGTTGGTTGCCAACGCTTTTGCCGGTGTTCATCATTAAATTATCGTCCGCAACGACGATCCCGGCTTGGGCCATGTAGGCAACCGTGTCCTCTTCCGTTCCGTATTGAGAAAAATAAGCATAGTCGCCAGCCATCGCGAGCAACGATGATACCGGCTGGAATCTGTCGATGGAAATTTGGAACCATTCACCATCATCTTGCTCGATGCCAACGCTGTACGGCATTATTTTGGACCGCTTCCACACATCCCGCATCGCCGGGTCTTCCGGGTAATCTCCGGTGATCCGCACGCCATCCATCATCTCTCCGCTGGCGAGGTAGCTAAGACTCATAATGAGACCGGAGCCCATCACTGCACGGGACAATGCTAGATCGGCCTTTGCGCCACCCGCTGCCATGTCACGCAAAAATCGTGGCGTTGCAATTGCCAACGGACTGCGCGCGGCGACCTCGTTCACGATCCACTGCGGCGTTTTGTAAAATGCGTTGACCGGCTTAACCAATGGGTGCGCCATCAGCTTGCCGACTTTTTCTTGGAACCCGGTAAGGTCGGCTTGGAATGTCGTGCTTAATGCGTAATTCGTCGCGGCGTCATTAACCTCGTCGTCGAGACCGGCAAGCATTCGGCGCGCTTCAAGATGTAGACCATCGTCATCCATGCCCTCTCGCCGCAATCGCTCTAGCTTGCGATATATTTGCGCTTCCATTTCCATCGTGTACGCAATGCCCTTGGCAAGCTCATCCTCAACCAAGAGCATGCGCGGACCCATCGCGCGGATGGCGATTCCCGAATAATCGACAAACCGACCCAGAGCAGTAAGCGCACCGTCTTTGGTGAACAGCTCTGCGCCTTCGACTTTGGGAATACCGAGATAATCTGCACTGATCGCTTTGTCTTGCGACGTGTCGACCTTTGATGCGCCCTCGATTGCACCGCCCGGACCACGCCGACCGAATTGCGCCTCTTCAGTTTTAAACGCCTTCCCCGCCGCGCGAGCGCCGTTGATCACGCCTCTCATGGTCGACTGCGCCATGACTAGCGCCTCGGTGGCATACGCACGATCTGCGTCTGACAGCCCGGCAAACAAATTAGTCTTCACACGACCGACACCTATGCCGCCCTTCCAGCCGGTCATGTTGACAATCGATGTGCGGGCTTTTCCGATAGCCCCCGCCATTGCGCGCTCTGGCACTTGGTACGCCATAAACGCGCCATTCGCCACCATGTTGACCGCGTGCGTCACTGGTCCCGACAAGATCGACGAGATGAACGCCTCGGAGATCATGTTGAGCCCCTTGTTGGTGCCGGTCAAAATACCCGAGACGAATTTAGTTTGCTTTGCTGCGTCTGGCAGCGCGTTCATTAGAATGCGGATATGCTCAACATCACCATCATCAATGCCGCTATTGTCAAAGCGCTTTAACACTTCGCTGATCTGCGTGAGGTCACCGCCCATCTCGGTCGTGCGTGCTACGTGGGATCGCACAGCTAGCCCGGCAGCACCCTCGGCAATGCCCGCTTCAATTCGCGGTGCAAGGTGACCAGCCAACGCCAGTGCATTGCGGAGTTCGCCGGTCGTACCGTTTTCGCTGGCATCGCGCAGCGTGCTGATGAGATTGAACTTAACCCATTCCGCTTGGACTACTTCTTTCTTATTGAACGCTTGGCCGGGCTTCACTTTCATTAGTTCGAGAAGCGTGGCGTCCATGCCCAACTCTTGCACGTCGGCGATCAATTCCTTGATGGTCTTCTTTTCAACGACGCCGCCAAATTTGTCGTCGAATGTTTGGTATAGGGCGGTGAGATAATCCTTACTGACCTCATCCATCAAATCTTTGTTTTCAAGATTGGGGCGTATGATTTCCTTTAGATCAGTGTTGCGCGTGCCGAGAAGTCGTTTGAAGCTATCGACATCCTCTTGGCGTGGGGTGTCGATGACAAGCGTGGACCCCATGTTGCCGGGCTCCACTCGCACCATCGATGACAAGTCTTCCGGTTCCGCTTCCGGCAACGGGGCGGCGTCATCACTTAAAAATTCTTTCTTTACAGCTTTAAATATATCCCGCACCGGGCCAGCAACTTGGATTTCCTCCGGGGCTGGCTCTTCAATAAAGCCTAGCTCTTCTTGTACGGCCTCTTGCGGGATCGCGTCCGGGGCGACAAGCGGCGGCTCTGCCTCGGCTGGCATTAGCGGATCAGCGGCGGGCATCATCGTATCAGTTGCCATTTTGATCCCTCTCAACTTGTGACAATGCAACCGCACCGCCAACCGCAAACGTGGGTATGCCTTTGGACATTATACTATCGCGCATTTTCTTTGTGACGGGCAGGGTCCAGACCTTTTCACCACCTTCTAATTTTGTCGCGGGTTTCGGAATGTTTAATAAATTAAGTTCCTCATCCGACAGCAATAGTGCATCGTCAATAATTGATAATCGATCCTCACCCGACAAGTTCTCCCACACTTTGCCACGTTTCTCTGCCAAAGCCTTTGCGACGTCTACCATGTTTTCGTCGCTTACACGCGGCACTATTGATTCCGCAAATTTTGTTTCTGTATTTATTCCCGACACCCCAACTTTAGCGCCAAATTTCTTGCCCCACTTCGCCGCGTAGGTCTTTAGCATTTGGTCGTAGAAGCCCTTCATGCCCGCGCCGCCGACTTCTAGGTCAACACCGCGCAGAGTTTGAGCGTTATTTCTTGGATCGGATTCGCCTTCGCCCTTTGCCATTTTCTCTGCGACCTCTTTACCGACAACATCAGACAGACGGTCCTTAGATACTCCCTCGAACTCTTCCGCTTGTATTGTGTTCCCATTTCTCACCGGGACAATATCGAACGTGCCATCGTCATTTTGACGGTAGCGCAGCTCATCAATCTGCTTGCTTAGATCATACCGCTCGGCTTGCATCTTGCCCGGTGTCCACGCGATAGCGTCGTAGCCCTCTTCCGCTGCCATGCGAGCCACGCGGCGGAATGACATCTCATGCCACGTCTTTTTTAATGGGGCGTCTGGGACGCCATCCTTTAACCTAGCAAGGTCTGCAACAATTTCGCTACGCCTATCCGAAAGTATTTCGATATCGTGCCCGATGTTTGGATATGGCAGTTGAGAACGATCACCACCGGAATTTACATAATCGAAGTTTGCCCTTGATTTTGGTGCCAGCTCATCGAGTTGGTTTTCAACAGAAATTAATTCTTCATCAAGTTTAGAGGGTCCTTGTTTATACCCCTTATCGCGCCCTTTTTGGTGCCAATCGCTCTGTATCTCTTCGATAAACAAGATGCGCTCACCGTTGGGACCAGTGCGGTCGTTGAGGCGCATGTGAGCTAGGACGTTGGGCTCGTCAAAGTGACCGCCACGAAAAGCATCAGTATTGCGCGTTTTATTCTGCACTTCATTGATTACACGCAACGCATCAGCTACCGCTGCTTCGCGACTATCCTTAAAGCCAATGTATTGACTACCCGGCTCCTTCACACCGTACATTGGCTGATTGCCCATTCCTTCAGTAATTTTTTCAACAACGTAATTTTGCGGCAATTCGGTAATTTCATATTTAACTGGCAGCGTTAGCAGCACCTCGCGATAGTTCTCGCCGCCGGGTAAGGTGTAGTCCGCAAATTTCGGACGCCCCACAACTCTATCGGCTTCCATAGCTTCAATGTTATCTAACATTGCCGAAGCTCTTTCTTCTCGCAATGATGGAGGCATTTGAGCGTAATCGCCTTCACCGTTTACCATCATTTCATACCTACGCTTTAAATAACTTACCTCCTGCTCAACACCCTCGTCGGCTCTTACAACCTCCTCAAGCTGCACTTGATTGGCTTGCACATACTCTTGCACCTCGGCCTTCGTCACCGACTTCTTGCCCCGCAAGAAATCGTCCAGCCCAATCCACGCCATTTCCTCCGGTTTAACACCCGGCGTCTTCGCAATCATCGCCCGCATTTGCGAGGCACTGCCCTTATCCATAGGCAAGGCATCGACTGCGCGAGTGACCTCGCTATAGAAACCAATGTCGCTCACATCATCGGCTTGCCGCGCGCCCGTCGTTGCGCCCGGTACGATCCCGCTGCCCAGCGTGTTGGGGTCTGGTGCGCCGCCCTTTATCAACTGCGCGGCTGCGCGTGTGACCACGCCCACGCCCTCCAGCGGCTCGAGCATGCTGTCCATCAGCATGCGACCGTAGTTTATCATCATGTTGTCTTGAGACAAATCGACTTGATTGCCTTCGGCGTCTGTGGTCACGCGCGGATATAGCTGACCTTGATGCAATATGTAATCGTCGCTCGGCACGTTGCTAAACGTGTTTGTCGATGCATCGTAATAATCCCCGAGAGGCACGTCGGGATTCTCGACGACAGCTTGAATATGATCGAGAGGCGTTAGCGTTTTATCCGCAATGCGTTTCTCGACTTCATTAAGTTCGTATTGCTGGATGCCCGCGCCAAATCCCTCCGACAACATTTGCATCGAGCCGACTAGACCATCGGACGGGTTAAACTCCATCGTCCGCTCGGCGGTGTCTGCTTCCTCTGCCGGATAGCCTTGCATCTCGTTGCCGCCAAGGATCGGCAAACTCTCCGGGACCGGCGACACCGGTTCATAGCCCGTTTGTGTCGGGCGATAGTTCGACATGTCTGCGCCAATCTCTCGTAGCGTCGCCCTCTCCATGAATATGCGCTCAATGGGGTCTTCGCTCATCGCGTACCCCCCCGTTGTAATTGCTCAACTTGAATGAGCCGTTTTAGCAAACGGTCGATTGGAGGTTGCAGAGCTTTATCGGTTCTCTCTCGCAGCCCTAGCAAGTGTTTCTTCAACGCCTTCACGTTATTTTTATCTTCTAAATTGTCGTCGGTGATGCCTTCAAACACCGACATATCATATATAGGCTTACCTTGTTTTTTGCGGCGGTTTTGGTGATTGGTCATAACATCCAAACTGCGTTCGAGATCGCTCACAACTTTACCAATTTCCTCGGGCAATTTTATTGCAGTGATTTCTTTGACGACTATACCCTGCGCCTCTTCCATATGTTCTGCGGGGTTGAATCGTTTAACCTCTGCGAGCTTTCCCGACTCTGTTGCTGTGGCTAGAGCATCCTCATGCTCGTCCCTTTTTTGAACCAAGTGTTCCATCGCAAGATTATATTGTTGATTTGCAAGTCGCTTTTCTCTGCCTAACTCAACACTCGACGTTGTAAAATCGGGCTGGTAAATTCTGTTTAAATGATCCTCTGCTCTTTGCATTAGTTTGTCGCGCTGGCCTACCAAATCTTTCATCAATTTTCGCCGGTCTCCACTTGTGAGTTTATCAAATTGATAAATTCGCTGCGGTGACAATCGTCTTGCGTTTAGCAAGTTTTGCGCTCGCTCCATCTGCGATGGGTCTGATCTTAGTATAGTCGGGTCAACGCTCGCCGCCTCGGTCAGCGTGCGAGTGTCGTGACCAAGAGCAGTAAGGACTGCGATAGCTTCGCGAGCGGCTGAAGCGTCGTTATTTGCGACCGCTTCCGAATGAGAAATGATCGCATTTTCAACGTCAATTTCTTTACGCCTTTGTTCTAGTTTATGATTGGTATCTATAACCTTCATTCTCTGCGTGAGTTGCGTATTGGCTTCCTTATAAAATTCACTCTTGTCGGTTGCCGATAAGCTATTCCAGATTTCTTTCTCGGCACCGGTCAGCCCCTTCCCGTTATTTTCAACTAAACGGGACAGACGTGTAAGACCGCCTTGACTGCGCCCAAACTCCATGAGCCGCGCAATCTTGGCGCTTTGCATGGCAGTGTCGAATGCATTTAGCTTTGTGTTGATTTGCGCGCTCGGGACACTATTCAAGGTCAAGTCGTTTTGTATCTTTTGGCGCTGGGCAATGATCGTATCATTCAAACTTGCGGCGTTATCTTGCGGAACGATTGGGATTGCGTAGCCATTCACGATTTGCATCGCGTCGTTAGTAATGGTGTTCGCGCGACTGATTGCGTCCGCTTTGTTCTGCTTCGTCATCCGCGTCATATAGTTGCGCGAGAATGTTTGCAGATTGCTGTTTGCCACCAGCGATAAAGACTTTTGCATCTTCGCGCCTTCGACAGAGCTGACCGATGACAGCGCAGCGGAGTAGTTGCGCGTGATCGAATCCATTTCCTCGCGGAAATCTATCGGCGTCATGCTTGGGTTCTCGGCGGCAGCGGCCATCGCCTCGGATAGTTTACGACGCCCAGCGACTTCATATCGCGCTGACGTGACGGCGAGCGATCCCTTGTATGCCGCTTGCTGCCAAGTCTGCAAGCTATTCGGGTCGCCCACCAACTCGACCGGCGTGCCCGTTTCCGCAGCTTCCGCCATGTCCTCCTGCGTCGGCGCATTCCTTGCACCGTAGAGCAAGCCCGACGCTTCGGCTTGTTGGTGGCCCATTTTAGCGGCGAGGTCTTGGAACGCACCAATGCGCTTGGACATATCGCCATACGTTTGCTGGGCGACTGCCAGCTCTGGGTCGGCTCCAGTCGGGACGCGCACCGACGCGCCGGTCGGTGCTACGAAACCGGATAAAAGTGATGCTCGGGTAAATCTTTGTGCCATCAAATTGCAAACGGTTGATATGAGCCCGCTGATCCGCCGGGGTAATAACTGTTCGACGGACTAAACCCACCGAGTATATTACCGCCACCACCCGGTAATCCACCTTGCGGATTCCCGCCACCCGGCGCTCCGCCCATTGTGTAGGCTGAGAAACCAGCTTGTGCCATCGTGAACATTGCCGACATCATAGCGCCTTTCCGCGCCGCCTTCCCGGCAGCTCGAGTACGCTGCGCTTGATACAATTGCATTTGGGCTTGCTGCTCACCAACCAGCACGGTGATCGCTCTATTGTTGTCTGCCATAGCGTAGTTCGTTCCGCCGACATCAAGCGCTCGGTTTGTCAGACCAAACGGGTTGCCGCTGTTGGGATCGATATTTCCAGCACCCGCCGCCGCATTGATCTGCGCTTGTCTAACGAGTGTTTTCTCTAGCTCTTGCACTGCTTGCGCTTTGTGCTTGAGACTCTCTTGCTTGGCACTAAACCGCGTAAATTCTGCTTGGACTTCCAAACCTTGAGCTTGACCGATCAAGCTAGCTTCCGTCGCTTGCCCTTGTCGGATTTGGCTTATGGCTTTCATTGCGCCGAGAGCAATTACCGCAGCTTGTGCCATCTTTAATCTCCCACGCTAACGCTAACTCGATAGTCGAGCGCTAACAGCGTCATAAATAAAGGCGAGTTTTGGGTCACCTCGACTTGCCCTTTAAAATCGTAGCCGAGAAACGGGCCGATCTGTTTTGTGCCGGTGAATTTCGTCACGCCCGCATCGAGCAATCCGCTGCCCAGCGCGCGGAATGGCACATTGACCGAGTTGATTGTCATGCTCTGCGTGTTGTCGAGGATCGCGGTGACCTTCACGACGCGCTTTTTGTTGCCAAGTATTGGGCCATTTGGTAGCCGCGTTTCGACTGGCATCGTGCGAGCCAGTGGTGTGGTCTTGGTTGCCCCGGCTAGGGTGTCCGTGAATGATGGAAACTCTTGCCCGACCTCGATGTAGGTCGTCGCCGTTCTCGCGGAGGTGACCTCACCGCTGGAGCTGACAACGGCATCGGCCAGCACGGCGTCATCTGCGATCACCTTAACGGTTGCGTTTTTGAGATGCGTCAACCCGGTTACCGTCGTACTGCCCGGCAAGTTCGCGGCCAGTGCTGTATATTGTATGCTCGAATCTGTGGTGTGATCCGCATCGAATATTTCGACGTAATATTCCGCGCCAGAAAAATTAGTCGCGGTTAGCCGTGTGTTATCCGACGAGGTCACAGTCGTGTTTTGGTCACCTTGCAGATCGCGCGAAACAGTCAAAACATTTGCGCCGGGGTTTGCCGCCGTGAAGCCACTGACCGCATTGATCTTCGCTTGGATGTTGTCGGCTACCGTATTCGCATTGACTGACCCACCGACAAGAAACTGCGTCGATGATGGTGTGCCACTCGTGACGCTTGTGAGCGTGGTGGAAACGCCCGCATTTGTCGTCCATGTGATCGTTGCACCGGCTGCGATATTTGCGGCATCGCTCACCGTTATCGTCTGCGTATGCGTCGCGGGCGTCGTGCGTTTGACAACCGTGTAGACGGCGGGCGTGTCTGCGTCTTCGACACCGACATCGAGGAAATTGCCATCAGTTGTGAGCAGAGACGGCGCGATTACATTCTGCGATCTTAGGATTGAGAACGCTGCCATACTGCCATCGCCCGCATTCACGATGTGCAACAGATCGCCCTCGTCGACATTGGTTCCGCGACGCATTGCCATGCGTGATGGTGACTGCAACAAATGCGACGACAGCATTGAGATGTCATTGCTTATGTAGCTGCCTTCAATGTCCGAGAATAAAAACTCGCGGATCGCCTTGCCGCCACGCTGTAGGTATAGAGTGCCGCCTTCCGTTGACACCGGTCGGGTGCCCGCCGATGAGCCCCGGCGCGTTGATGGCTTAAATATAAAGTTGAGTGGCGTCAGCGGCTCCCCGTCCAATTGCGGGACAACGAACTCCGTGCCGGTGGTGAAGACTTGGAAGTCACGACCGGAGAACACGCCGACAATCGCATTGACTTGGTCGGTGTCAATCGTTGCTTCCAGCCCCTCGTCGTCGAGCGACTGCCCCGGATCGAAGTCAAAGAATTGCCCGACCCGCGAGCCCCAGATTGTCGTCGGTAAATTCTGCGCGCCACCAACAAGCAATCTGCCTTCATGGAATGTTGCACTGCGCGGCCATCCGCGCGTGCTTGACCATGCGTCTTCATACCCCGTTTCTAAAATCCAGTTGCCCGACGAGATCGCGTCGGTATTGAAAAATGGGATATCAACCGTCGCCTCGACCACTGTCGACGACGTGAACGACACAATGCGCGCTCGTCCAAAATTGTTAGTGTTCTCGACAAACTGCTCGACGACACTGCTCACGGTGTAGGTCGACGTGTTGTCTGGCGTAATCGACCACGCGCTTGCCACCGTCGCAATTTTACTTGATCCGACGTAATCGGAGATGACACGGCTCTGACCGCTGCCAGTGCCGCCAGTAATCCGCACAGTCGCACCGATGTAGATGTCGTCTGTCGCCAGCGCACCCGATCTTAGCGTGATCGTTGTTGACGCACCGGCTTGCGCTGTACCGCTGTCGCCGTCGTGCCACGTCGCGGCGCTTGCTGTCAGAGTGATCGACCCGTCTACCGCGCTCGGCGTTAAGGTCGAAGCTGGCGAGGTCTCTGTCAGCGTGAATGCAAACTTGGGCACAAACCCAAAAGCCAAATCCGACACCGTCCACAGATTGTGATCACTACCGCGCACGATCTTGAGCGGCGTCATCGTTTCCTCAAACAAGAGCAACGTGTCAGCAGATTGCGTATACCAGAGATTAGCAATGCGTGTGCTGGTCACTCCATCGGTGACACCGCTCACACTCGACGACACATCAAGAAAATCGTTTCCGGTGCCGTTAATGTTCGTTACTTGCGTGCCACCTTCGCGGAAGACATACATGCGCGTGCCACTAAAAAGCAGCATATAGGTTTGAGCCGTGGAGAAAGTGAACGGCACCAATCTAACGCCATTCTCCGGTGTCGCCGCTGCCGGGATCGCAAAGCAAAACTTTAGCCCCGGTCGACGTTCGATTGATCCTTGCGGTTTACAAATGACATTCCGCGCACGCTCTAGCGCACTCTCGTACTGCCGAAGATCAATACGCCCGCGCAGCTCGGGATTGATCTCACCGACCGCAAAATTGGTTTGGACTTTAATGACCCTCGTCATGCAAGCGTCAGTCTTGTGTCGATAAGCGGGAAGTCTTGTATGAATGACGTGCCGCTACCCATGCCGTCAACCGCAGCCGCTTGCCGGAAGTATCCACCGCGCCCGCCCTCTGCGGCAGTGCCATAGGCTAGCTTTTCAAAGTACACGGCTTTTTGCGTTTGGTCCGTTACCGGCTCGGCCAAGTGCATTGCCATCACGTACTTCAGCAACTGCACAAAATACGTGGGCATCTCTGCCTCTAACGGCTGGAATTGATAGTCGATGGTGATGTTTGCTTGATCGGTGAGAATTGCTTTTTCGTATAATTCCCAGCCGGAAGTGATCGGGGTTGCACCCACGTCGCTCGAATTAAAAACCGCGCGCGGTATGCCCGTTAAGGAGTCGCTCGGCATGGGGTACGCGAAACTAAATTCGTTGACCG